ACTTGTGGCACCAACTCTACTGCCGCTGACTGTTAAATTACCATTGGCATCTAGTCCTACTGCTGTGCCACCAATATAAATTGTGTTGTTGCTGACATACAGGCTGCGCCAAGGCAGTGTGCTTGAACCTAGATCGCCACCAAGAGCAGTCTGGGGCAGAATGTCTCCACCTACAGACAGGTTGCTGGTTATGGTGGTAGCCTGATCAATCACAATGGCCGAACTGTCTGTGGTAGACATCACGCTGCCAGTGAATTCAAATGCGCCAATATTTAAATTGACATCTGCATTAATTCCCAGTGCTGTATACAGTTCTGTGAAGTTGGCATTGACTTTTTGGAATGCAGCTCGTAGGCTATCGCCTTTCTTGTCGTTAGCTGTGGTGCCTACGTTGATTGCTTGTTTGGCCATAATTTATCCTAAATTAAAAAGGCTTGGTAGCACTCTGCGCTACTGTGTTGTTGTTAGTCACAGTCTGGACACCTGAGGTGTCTGTGGTCACTGCCGCACCCAACATCAAATACTTGGTGTTGGCCAAACTGGTTAATGGTTGTGCGGGCGCTGTGACTGTGCTGCTGGTACTGTCGTAAACTGCTGTGCCCACTGTGGCTCGCAAGTTGGTAATAAAGCCATTCCAATAGCCTCCATAGAATTTGCCTATGTTGTTGCACACACCTGCGTAATTCAGTGTGTTGATCTGTGTTCCACCGCTGATACTGGAGCCGCCTGTGCAACTGGTAGCACGACTGCAAGTCACCAGTGAACTGGAGTTGTTAAAGGTGCCCACCCACATGGTTTCTCTTTGATCGCTGTTGCGATTCAGTATGATATAATGCCACTTGTTGACCTGCAAGGTTGCCACGGGAAAATTGTAACCTCTAACACCAAGACCGCCATATGCATCTAGAGTAAATGATTGTGCATCAGCAGTGAATAGACTCAAGGCACCTGAGGCTCCGCTGGGGTGCTGTGGAGCAATCAATGCTCTTTGAGAGGTATAGTCGAGATTGTTATAGAACCAACCTTCTATGGTATAGGCTCCTGTGCTCAATGCAAAGCCCGGGCTTAAACTGAGATACCTAGCACCAGCTGCTTGAAACTGGAGACTACCGGCCAAGGCGGTATAAATCGCAGCAGCAGCTGAAGTATGAGCCATATTCATCATCATTATTCCGCTCATGTTAGGTCAGTCCCGTGCCGTTGATATACCACGTTGTGGCTGCTACCTTGATTGCAGTGGCCATTCCATGTGCTGCCAAGGTTCGTGTGCCAGTGGTGCCTGTGCCTGCCAGATACATGGTATCGTTGTTGGCAATACTCACTGTGACAACTGGACTTGGTCCAGCAACAAATGATATAGCTGTGCCTATTGGGTAAGGTACCGCGCTATTGGCTGGTATGGTTATTGTCTGACCGTCGGTTGTTACATAAATGTGTTTGCCCACATCACCTATAGCCAGTATAGCTGAAGTAGTGGTCGCACTGGCCGGTACGCCTAGATAACCCACACTGGCGGCTGTGCTGGCAGTGGTAGCTGTGGCAGCTGCCCCAGTAAACGAAGTTGCTGCAACGCCAATGTTAGCTGTCCATAAGCCTGTGGCGTTCACATAAGTGAATGACTTGTCTGTGCTGCCTTTGAGTGTGATACCACCACCGTCGGCAGTGACATCTGTGGGAGACACAGTTGATCCCAGTTCTATGTTTTTGTCATCCACTGTGAGTGTGACAGAGTTTATGGTAGTAGTGGTGCCGTTGATGATTAAATCACCTGCAATGGTGACTTGACCATTCACAGCAATGTCGTTGTCGAAAATAACATCGGTGTTGAATGTTGTCTGCACATCCACTGTCAATCCGCTGGAGTCGTTGGTACTAATTTTACTACCAACAAATTCTAATACCGTGCTGTATGTGATTTCTTTGGTGGTTGAATTATACATCAACGGAGTGCCGTTGGCTGTGGTTCTAATTGGATCAACATAGAAACTGTTTGTTTGAGCGGCAACACCATTGACTGCAACGCCAGTGGCATTTAATATGATGGTGTTGGCGGCTTGATTGGCCGAACCAGCGTTAAAGCCAATGGCCACTGCTGATTGACCTTGTGAGGTTTGACCAGCGTTGTAACCAAGTGCCACTGCTGTGTTGCCTTGACTGGTTTGGCCAGCATTGAGACCAACTGCTACACTAAAAGCACCTTGTGCGGTTTTTCCAGCAGTGTAACCAATGGCCACTGATTCGGAGCCCTGAGTGGTTTGACCAGCTTCGAGACCAATGGCCACTGTATTGACACCTTGTGAGGTTAAGCCAGCATTCTCACCTAGTGCAATTTTAGTTTCCGCTGTTCTCAATGTTGTGGCTTGTATGTTGCCGTAGACAGTGAATGAGTTTCCATCTATGATCTGAGAGGAATCATCTGCAAACACTGAACCTATGAAAATACCTCGCAAAGTACCACTTACAGCATCTACCATCACAGTAGAATCATCTGCAAATACTGATCCTCGCAGATCGAATACTGGATTCACAGCAATGGTTAGTGTATCTGTTCCAACAGTCTTAGTCAGTGTGATACCGTCACCACTGGTGATGTTTAACACGTCACTGGCAGCATCAGCTGCTAATCTATTTGCACTATCACCATTGACTTCAATTTGTGTAAATGCATTTACCGCAGGTGCTGAGTTGGTAATAGTCACATCACCAGAGGCAGCATCCAAGCTCACAGTTATACCTACACCAGATGAAATACTTATGACACCGGTGTTAGTTACTCTCAAGTTGTCGCCAGTTGCGCCGTTTATATTAACGCCTGCGCCTGTGCTTCTACCTGCAGGTAACGCAGTGGTACTTTGTAGACTACGCACTCCAGCATTGGTTATTGTGGCCACACCACTCGCTGTGGCAGCTGTGATACCTGAGCCAGCTGTGACACTGAGTATGCCAGTGTTTGAGAATGTAATTGAGTCTGCGCCCGAACTCACTGCCAGACCCACGCCCGAACCTGACAAGAAATTCACAGTGTCGCCGAATGTGGTAGCTACCACTGAAAGATCATTATTGACCTGTATTTCTTTGAAGAACGTTTTATCTGGATCGATGATTAAGTCGGCACCGATGCCAGTTATTGGATCTCCACCCACAGTAGATCCTGTTGGTAGATTTATGGTATACCCCACACCTTTGACCTGTGCTGTGCCAGCCCATAAACCGTTTAATGGAGCGGCGGTGGTATGCTCTGCTGTAAACACTGATCGCCACTGATGAGTTATATCACCTAGATCATACAAATTGCTTGTTGTGGGTTTCACAGCGGTATCCAACGAGGTAAAATCTACCGGAGTTAATCCACTGCCATTACCGATGGTTGCTACCAGTATGTCAAAGTTTTCATTGACTTTGATAAATGCATCATTGACTTCACTCCACAATACCGGAGCACGACCTGGGTTTATATTATTATTAAAAGGCATTATGTTCTCCCTACCGCTATTTCAATTAGACCTATGTGATCGGAATCGTATTCCACAAATGCTTTACCCACCACAGTTCCCACTTTGACATCACCGGCAGCAGCCACTGCCACTCCTGGAATACCCGATGTTACCAAGATATCACCTTTGCGTATTTTACCAACCACCTTGCAGGGCACACGTCCTTGCAGTGCAACTAGATTTTTCAATCCTGGACATGCTTCATACATGGTAAAGGCAGCGGTGTTAGAAACAACACCAGCTACTCGTGTGTCAGCTTTGATTGCAGAAGTTGTTACTTCTTTGTCACCTCCGAACACCAACACAGTGCCAACATCATACTCTTGATCGCCTTCATAGTTTTCTGCAAGGTCAGCGGAGTAGGTGGCCTGCAGTCTTGATTCATTTGGGCTTGTACCGCTTAAGGTCCATCGACCGGTTATCGTACCAGCTGTGGTGTTACCGCCAGTGGTCAAAGTCTGGGCCTGGATACCAGAGCAGCTAATTGTGCTGCTGGCACTAATTGTTGTTACTCCAGTAATTGCTCCTACTATTGCCAAAGCTCCGGTGCTGGTGATAGCACCTACCGCAGTGATAGGAGCATTTGAAACACCATTCTGGGTTTTGAATTCATGGCTGTCATTCCAATACGATGTTTTATCATCTGCAGCCAACGACCCTTCGCTGATCAATATACCACCAGCGTTGTTATATCCGTAATAGCGTAGGTAACCTCCAGAGGCAGTCACTGCTGAATCAATGGCCAGTTGCGTGTCTATCTTGATATTGGACACATCCACGGTTCTGCCACCAAAGTCACCGTTTGAGTCTCTTACTATTATCTCGCTGGCTCCAGGCGCACCGCTGGTTCCTGCTGATCCAGCCACCACGGCATAATTTGCATCCGAAGCTGTTGACCCTCCAGTTCTGCGTAAAAATCCCACGGTTGAATACTGTGATTTTTTAATTGCCAACCCTTCATCGACCACGGTGGCAAATGACACTTCTGCAGCGTTGGCAGTGCTTACTCCGCTGTTGCCTACCAAGGTATCAGGCGACATCTGAACTAAATCACCCAGTGCCACACTGTTGGATTTCAACGTGACAAAACCGTCAGTGACCAAAAAGTCTGAAGTACTGAAACTGCTGAGTCCACTGACTGCTTGTATAGCAGCTGCCCCACCAGACGGAGCAGCAGACAATGCTGTGGCTATGTTCAGTGTGAGTTTGGTTTGTACAATAGCAGCAGAAGCCGAAACTTCAGCGTTGCTGACCACACCAGCATTCAACTGTACATCCACATTATTTAGAGTGGAGTCTATGCCTGTGCGTAGATCAAAGGTCAAATCACCAGTGACACTGGCATTGATCATGGTATTACCCACTCCAGTGAATATCATGAACTGGCCACCCAGGGCCTCCGAACCAGCATAGTTTTGCAAATTAGCCAGTGTGAGACTACGGAGATTTACTGCATCCTGTGGATTTATGGGGTCGGCGACATTTGTAATCTTGAAGAAATTCAAGTTCATGTCGGATTTCATACCCAACTGTCCATCTAGGCTTAGAAAACCGCCTGTGGTAAATGGAATCAGTTCTGCTGCCGCGACAACTGCGCCATCATGAGCAATACCCAATCTACGTTCTATGTACTTGCGTGTGGCATTTTCTGTGGGCACCGTGTCTGTGGCATTATCTGTGAATCCGCTGTCGGTGGAAAATTCACTGACCGGAACACCACGTTTGAATCCTATACCGTCAAGATTGCTGAGTGCAATACTACTGGAGAATGTGACCTGGCCTGTGCCTTGGTCAACACGGAAAAATGGCCCCACGGAGAAATTACCAAATTGGTCAGTGGTCACGTAAAAACAGCGACCAACATCACGTTCTTCGGTTTCTTTGGTGTCATCTACAGGATTAACACTGGCTCCATATATTTCTTTGGGATAGTTGGTATCTGCATAAGAACCTGTGCCAATCTCAAGTAGATCGTGTCCAGTAACACGAGTCAGCGAAATCCTGATGGTCAAGGTACCAAGACTGCCGCTGGTACGTATGCTCACAGCAGCTTTTATGGTGTAGCTGGTAGATAAATTGTTTATGGCATCGACCAAGCCACGGTTCAGTGTGAGTCTACCGAATACAGTACCTGTGACAGCAGGGCCCTGATAGCTGCTGATCACATATTCCTCGCCTAGGAACACAAATTTTGCTGCACTGAGTCTAGATGTCTCTGTGATAGGAAGTGCTATCACTGCAAACGAAGTGTCACTAACACGACCTGTGACCTTGCCTACTTTTTGCACACCGCTCTGTGAGCCAGTGGTTTCTAAACTTGTGCCGCCTGGCAGGCTTGAGATTTCAAACGTATTTGCTGTGACGTTGTTGACAAAGAATCTTTCCAGCTGATTCATGCCTGTGGGCAGAGCACCGGTGGTGGTGAATTTTACCACATCGCCTGCAATAAATCCATGGGCGGTCAGTGAGACCACAGCAGGCGTAGCAATTGATATATTGCAGGTTGTGCCAGTTGGTGTTGACGATATAAATTCACCGGGCTGGAACACAGTGATGTCTATGTAGTCATAGTTCTCTCTGGTCTGGGTGAGAGTCAACCCCACTATGGCATAACTTTGAACTCCACTGCCTGCCGTGGTTATACTCTCAGCGGGTCCGTTTTTCTGAGTGCTGATGCTGAACTGCGTTTCTGTGAGGTTGGTGGGCGATACAAAATAAGTTTCTCCCACCAATAGTGGCGCAGGCAGCGTGCCTGTGGTAGTCAATCCGATGGTGTAATTTTCCAACAATTTATGACTCTTAGCAGCTTTGATGGTAAGTGCAGAGCCGTTGACCAACACAAACGTGCTGCCACCTGGGCTGGTACTCACTGTGAAGGTATTGTATGTGGGCTGAGTGATAATGTAATAGGTAGTGCCACTGACAAAATTGTTGGCAGTGCTGGTTGGAATTATCCTGTCTCCGATTCGCAGTTTGTGATTGCCACTGGTTGTACACACATTAGTAGCGATGGTGGTAATGGTAACTGCCACTCGGAATATGGTAGGAGTTAATGTGTTGCTTAAAACTTCATAAGGACCATTGCTGTCAGTGGTTGTGTTGAATTGCAGTACGCGATAAACAGTGCCCAGTGTTTCACGCAGTTTCAGTCCAGTTGATGGTCTAACTGCTACACTTTCAAGACTGCCTGTGAGCAGAGTGGTACTGCTCTGACGCAGAGTCATTTTGGTGTTATCTGCTATGACTGCAAACAATCCTTCTGAGGCGCTTCCAGTGCCAGTACTGAGATTTAATCTTGCTACGCCCGCGGGCAAATCAGTCACAGTCACACTAGTCACTGGATATCTATATATTTCTGAGGTGTGCAGAACTTCTAATTCAGATCCACTCAGTGGTGTGTAGTCGAAATTATACACATATATGGCTAACCCGCCTGCCACGTTGGCATATGTGCCACTGGGGAAATAGCAATCTACTCTTTGGTTGAGATCTTCGTAGAGTGTGGTAGGTGTAGGAACCTCAAGTGGATCAGCACCCTCTGCAACCAATGCATAATTGCCGTGGGCATTAGACCCAGCCACTGAACGAATCTGTCCACCAGTCAATGAGTAGTAGGCGATATGACAGTAGTAAGTAAAGATTGAAACTAATTCGCTGAGTCCGCCATTGGCCACCACTACTCCGTAGCCCAGATCATTGATCTGTGTGAAGTCGTTGCCCAACATGCTTCTGTTGCCTGGCGCCAACAGTTCGTAACGATTGCCGTAAAAATCCACATAGTCCACAGCAGCAGCCTGAAGCACAGCTCTGTTGGTCTGAATGCTGTTTCTCGCTGTGATGTTATTGGCTGCGTACCCCACAAAACTGGGTTCTGTTATTGCCACCACAGCCTGCGCAGCCGTGAAGTTGGCAGCACCTATGATTGAACTCATGTTGGTCATCAGGGCGTTTATGGTAGAAGCTTCTGTGGCAGACGCTGGTGTGCCTGTGATCCTTGATACCGCGGAATAAGGTACAGCAGGAGCTAAATTTTGTACCACTTGTCCGAGTAGATAGTTCAAATAGGCATGCCATGATGCAGATTTGGCCTGTGATAGCGCAGAATCGGTTATAACTGCACCTGTGAGATTGTTATAGAATTTCAATGCTCTTGTGCGAGTGGCAACGTTGCCACCATAGATCACATCATGGATCACAGCTTCCGCTGCCTGTTTAACCTGATATTCCACCTCGCTGGCGACATATACCGTAGCAGTGGTAAACGGGCTGAGATTACCTGCTATCTGGGCATCAATATATGCCAACAGTTCAGCTACAGCATAATCTCGATTTGCCAATAACAGTGCATATGCATTAGTGACATTGGCAGACACTGTGGATGGCAGTGTAAATGACAGCGCAGGTGCTGCCACAGGACCGCGTTCTATGATGTCTGCAATCACTGTATTGCTTAAATCCACAGTTTCTTGGATGGTAGGATAAGCTGTGATCAGTTCATTCACAGACTCATGCACAAATTCAATAGCTTCAAGAGTGATAAGACGTTGATCTGCCAAGACCACTGCACTTTGACTTAGCCTGTAGGTCAAGCCATTTTGTCGTGTCCAATAGTTGGTGACCAGTACGATATCTCGTCCCAATCCATCCAATATCAATCCAGTGTCTCGACTGCAGGCATCATCATCGTAGGTGAATATGCTGTATGGCCAGGGAGTGGTTTCATCTAAAACAAATGTAGCTGTGCTTCCATCTTTGTCATAGACAAAGTCTCTGACATAGTTGATTCTATATGCAGAATCTGCTACAATAAATGATGCCGGCAGTTGTGGAAATCTATCAAGATCACTGACTTCTAACCTTGTTGTAGTAACCACTGTGTCGATGTTGAATTCTAAATTACCTGCAAAGCCGTCGGTGAACATGCCACCAGCAAATACCTGTCGATCCTTGCTGCGGCTAAATGAAGCACACTCTTGAAAGTATGGCGACCTTGACAATATTTGACCTGTTGGGTCCAACACAGCCATGAACCCTCCATGGCCTATAGCTGATATGGCCTGCCAACGCACTGTATCGTTGGCAAGGAACACATCCATTTCTTCATTGTCTTTGGGATAATTCACTGATCCCGATCCATCAATTACATCCGTGAACGCTGTAATTAAATCTGTGATAACAACATCAGCACCTACCTCGGACTGGAATGCAGGATCGATGATCTGTAGAAATAAATCCTGTTTTGGTGAGGCCACTGCTGTGTTATCAATTATGCTTTGTACCAAGGTTTCGAATAGTGCCACCACAGCTAGGTATTCACTCAGCTGCGTGGTAATCACAGTATTACCGATGTCACTTTGATAATATTTCAATGCCGCTGATACAGTGCGATTGTATTCTCCATATTCAAGGTCAAAGGTGAGATCGTCTACCAAGATACCTATACTGGTTTTATAAAATGCTTTATCATAGGTGAAAGCGGGATCAAAGGGAGCAACACTGGTTGTTTTGCGGAAGTCGATAGTGGCTACGATTTCTTCCTGCAGGAACTGCCTATTCAATCTAATAAGATCAGCAGCAGAAGAGTAATCTCCTCTGTTCTGTATTTTAGGATACACGGGATTTGCACTGTTCTGCAAATAATGATAACCAAATTCCTGTGTGGCCACAGATAACCCGTCTATGACCTTGTCTCTACGGAATCGATAAAATGCCCAAGGACTAGCAGATGTGCCTGGACGAGGTCTAAAAATAACTCTACGGAATTCATCCCCTACTATAGAAACGTTTGCAGGAACTTTCAGCGGATAGTTTTCGAAATATTCTCCACTTTCCACCAACACAGTGATCTGGATGTTTCTAGCAATGTCGCCATAGGTTATGCTTTCGCCTATTTGAAAATTACCAGACAAGATATCCACATCAAAAATCTCATTGCCTCCACTCTCCAACTGTCCAGAATGTGCAACAATCTGGGCCAATGCGTTGCTGGTCTTGCCTCTAAGGAATAGACCTTCACGTATGTCGCGTCCTCGGATGGCTTCAGCGGTGCTGGTGGTTACATCACCTGTGAAGTCTGTGCGTAATCCGTTGGTAAAGATTAGGAATCTTGGCAGATCCACTATGAAACTTGGCAGTGAAGTAAAGCCTGCTCCTTTGTCTGTGATGGTAATACTGGTTATTACTCCAGCAGTTACCACAGCTGATCCAAATGCTCCTGTACCTCCGCCTCCGTTTATTCTCACAGATACTAGACTGTAACCAGTTCCGCCACTGATGATTGCCACCGATCCAACTTTGTATGTGACATTGAAAGCAGCACCAGTGCCAATGGCACCAACGCCCGCAGGTGCAGCACTAGTGCTGATCGTGGTTGCCACGGCTGAAGAGCCCGGTAGCACAATGTATGTGCCGGTTGAGATCACTCTAAAAGTAACAATAGCCCCAGGCGTGGTTAGAGTGGTCAACACTTCTATGAAACATGCTGCTCCTCCTGAAGATACAGTACCTCCGGAAAGTTGCAGTATGTCACCAGCAAAATAATTCGAACCAACTGAGTTTAGAACCGCGGTGTCAACGCTCATGCGCACTACACCAGAGAATCCTGTGCCTGATGTGGGAGATTCATCAATAGCAGTCAACGTACATTCTGACACTCCGTCATCGTAAGTCAGTGTTTTTTCGTAAGGTCCGATGATAGCTCTGGATTCTAAGACCAATTGTTCTGCACGTTTCAGGGCAGCTTCTAGAGTTCTATAAGCATAGGCCAAAGCACGGCCTTGCAGTGCTGGCGACACACCAGGGCGATCATCTTGACCACTAAGTGCCACATACAAATTCACACTAGATCCAAATGCTGAACTGTCAACATACTGTTTTGTGGCTGCAATCAATCCGCCAAAATTTACGTCGTCATCCGGTTCTGGACTCCTTGACAGTATCAGCGGCCCGCTCATACGTCCAAAGCTGGCATCTGTAAGACCGGTGCCGGGGTCTATGGCATTTGTTCCTGCTCTGGCGATTTTACTATCCGCATAATTTTTATTGACTAGTTCATGTTTATAGATAGGCGCCAAGGGACTTATTGTTGTGCCTGCGTCGATGATCCTGAATTGATTGCCACCAGAACGCAGTGATAAGTCGCCCCCTAGTTGTGGTGACGTGTCAGCCGCTATTTCGGCAAAATCGGCATTTATGGTGATTTGATTGGGATTGGTTGTGAAATCTATACTGACACCACTACCTGGCACTAGTTTTTTAAATTGCAGCCCTGACTCTGTGTTATTCACAGTGACTACTGGAGTATTGCCAGTAGTCGCATCATTCTGTCCTACATAGGTAGATGGTGCGTCTTCAAGCCCGGTGAATTTTAATCTTTCGCCAAGTCCTAGTGAGCTGTAGAGTTCCCTAAAGTTGTCATTAACTTTACGAAATGAATCTCTTATACTGTCTCCGGTGCCGTCATTGCCGACAACACCAATATCAATAGTCTTTCTTGCCATGTTTAGAATCCTAGATTGAGCAAATGCTCTAATATTTAGCCCAAAGTTTTATAAGCCGGATGTAAATACTAGATGTTTCTCACAATCAAAACTCAACTAAATCAATACTCTAGACTCAGT